GAGCTCGTTAGAAAGAAAAGCTAATCAATGGTCCTTATTTATAGGTCGTTGGCAACCACTTCATACTGGACACAAAGAATTATTTAGACAAGTAATAAACGAGGGCGGTAAAGTCTGCGTTGCTATTAGAGAAGTAGAAGTAAACGAAAAGAATCCATTTTCAGTTAACGATATTATGTCTAACATAGCAAACGAAATGCAAGAAGAGATATCTGCCGGTAAACTAAGAGTGATCTCAATCCCAGATATATGCAGCGTTGAATTTGGCAGAGGAGTAGGCTATGATATCATAGAGCACATACCACCACAAGAGATTAGCGATATATCTGCTACAAAGATCAGAGAACAAATGAAAGCTGAAGGTAAGTTATGATAAAACACTCGACATATTTTGTGGACATCGATGGTACTCTAATTAAGTACAGATCTTTCGATCAGATACAAACCTTAGCGCCAGAAGCAATTACTAGTGTATTGGATTTTATCAAAACAAAGTACGAAGAAGGCAGCCACATTGTAATTACAACCGCAAGACCCTCAGAACTTGAACTATTTACAAAACAAGAATTAGAAAAAATTGGTGTTAATTATCATCAGTTGGTCATGGGTATAGGAAGAGGAACAAGATACGTTATCAACGATAGAGACCCACAAGCTCCAGAAATAGACAGAGCGGTAGGAATTAATTTAGATAGAAATCAAGGATTATGACAGTACAAAGAAAAAGACACATTGCCAAAACAATTAGTTATAGAATAATTAGCACTTTAATAGGCTTTGGAATTATGTGGGCTGTAAGCGGATCTATAAAAGTAGGCGCAGCTTTTGGAGTGGCAGAGTTAATATACAAACCATTACAGTACTATATTCATGAAAGGGTGTGGTATAAATGGATAAAATTTGGTCTAAAGGACTAGAATCTATTTTTTGAAAAAAAACGTATATTTATATTTATAAACAAAAACTTAAAAACTTATGTTATTCGGAATTATCATCGTATTAGTAGCAGTAGCAGTTGCTATCCTATTAAACAAAGCAAAACTAACTAAATTAGTAAATCAAGTTGAAGAAGCTGTAGCTCCTGCAATTGAAGAAGTTAAAGAAGTGGTAGAAAAAGCCGCTGAAGTAGCTCCTAAGAACGAAGTAGTAAAACAAGCTAAAGAAGCTACTAAGCAAGTTAAAACTAAGAAGCCTGCAACTAAAGCAGCGCCTAAGAAGTCAGCAACTAAAAAATCTAAATAATATATGGAAAAAACAACGTTAAAGCTTTACGAGTTTTATAGCCTTGAAGCAGAATTAAACGGAGTTACTAATCAAGAAACCGGAGAAGCTACCTCAAAGGGACTTTTGGCGGAGAAGATCAAGATGACCACAAAATATTGGTTAAATGATCTATTCAAAAAAGTAGTTACAGAAAAAGAAGCTTGCGAATTATTAAAGCAAGAGCTAATTAAAAAACACGGAGACGTTGACGAGCAAGGAAACATCTCTATTCCAATGTATATTAATATCGTGGCAAACGAAGAAGGCGAGACAGTTTCAAAAGAAATGAATCCAAAGTTTGTAGAATTCCATAACGAGTTCAATGCCCTATTAAACGAAGACAGAGAATTGGAACACAAAGATTTTACTTTAGGAGAATTTGATAGTGTTGAATCAGAAGGAAAATACAACACCTTCTTTAAGTTAATCAAAGTAGGCGAATAACGAATATTCATAAAAAGAAAATGGCCCGCCTAAAAAGTGGGCCGTTTTTCTTACATATTTATAGCAAATACAGTTATGGCGAAAATAACAGATGACGAATTACAAAAATTAAACTTTGTAAAACAAGACGCTCTGGAAGTTGCATCTCTTCTTGGAGAATTAAGCTACCAAAAGATATCTTTAGAAATAGAGATGGAAGAGCAAAAGAAAAAAATACAACAAATAAAGACTCGAGAGTCTCAAATATTTGAAGAACTTAGATCCAAATACGGAAATGTTTCCATAAATATAGAGACAGGCGAATTTAACTAAAGTGTTTTGAACTAAGTATCGATATTTATTACTAGAAAAAAACCGCATAAATGGCCGAAACACTAATTAGCCCAGGAGTATTCTTACAAGAGAATGACTTATCTCAAATAACACAGGGACCAGTTGCAGCAGGTGCAGCCTTATTGGGTCCAACTGTAACGGGTCCAGTAAACATACCTACTTTAGTTACTACATATTCTCAGTACAAATCAGTATTTGGAGCTGCCTTCGTTTCTGGAGGTGCTTCTTACGAGTACTTAACTAGCATGGCAGCTCTGAACTATTTTGAGCAAGGCGGAGAATCATTGCTAGTTACAAGAGTAGCTTCAGGATCTTATAGCGCTGCAACAGCTAGTATCTCTAATATAACAGGTTCAACATCGTTTGTTTTAGAAACCTTATCAGTAGGTAACATAATGAACAATAACTCTGGTTCAGCTAACCCTTTAAACGGAGCTTTACCAGCAGGAACTTCTGCTAACATTCGTTGGGAAATTACATCTAACGATACAGGATCTGGCTTGTTTAACTTAATCATTAGACGCGGAGACGACTACCAAAATAATAAGACAGTTCTTGAAACATGGAACGGCTTATCATTAGATCCTAATCAAAATAACTATATTGCTTACGTAATTGGTGATCAAACTCAAACTGTTGCTACAGATGATTTGGGTAACCCTTACTTACAATTAACCGGTTCTTATATTAACAGAAGTAGATACGTTAGAGTGAGAACTGTAAATGCACCTACTCCTGGTTATTTTAATGCATTTGGAGTTCCTCAACCTCAATATACCGCTCTTATTCCAACAGTTGGATCTGGATCTTACAATGGATCTTTTGGAACTGCTACAGGCGCAATATTCGGATCTTTTGGTAAAGAGCCTGTTAACTTCTTTGAAAATATTCCTAATGTAACTTCTACTACTTCTGTAGCTAATTCTAATATTCAAGGTGTATACGGAAATGATTACGATACAGCTATTGGATTGTTAGGTAATAAAGATGCTTACGATTACAATGTTATTTATGCACCAGGTTTAACTTCAGTGAACGCAGGTTCTGAAATAAATGCTCTTCTTAATACGGCTCAAACAAGAGGAGACAGCATCGCAGTGGTTGATATGGTTGGTTATGGTCAATCTATTCCAACAATTTTAGGTCAAGCAACCGCATTCGATAACTCTTACGCCGCAACTTATTGGCCTTGGGTTCAATTAAGATCTAGAGAGACTGGAAAGGTTAATTTCGTACCAGCTTCTACAATTGTACCTGCAGCTTACGAATATAGCGATAAAGTTTCTGCTGAATGGTTTGCACCAGCAGGTTTGAATAGAGGTGGTTTACCAACAGTTTTACAACCAGAAAGAAAATTAACATCTAACGATAGAGATAGATTATATCAAGGATCGGTTAACCCAATTGCTACATTCCCTGGAGTTGGTACGGTTATCTATGGTCAAAAGACTTTACAGAAGAAGCCTTCTGCTTTAGACAGAGTTAACGTTAGAAGATTGTTAATCGCTCTTAAGAGTTACATTGGTCAAATTGGAGAAACTTTAGTATTTGAGCCTAACACTCAAGTAACTCGTAATAAATTTATCAATCAAGTTAATCCATACTTAGAATCAGTACAACAAAGACAAGGTTTATATGCATTCCAAGTAGTAATGGATGAAACTAATAACACTCCAGATGTGGTTGATAGAAACCAATTAGTTGGTACTATCTACTTACAACCAACTAAGACTGCTGAATTTATTCAATTAGACTTCAACATCTTACCAACAGGAGCAACATTCGGTCAATAATAACAAATAGAATATCAAATGAACGATAATACAATCATTAGAATCAAAGTACCAGCTCGCTTATACGAAAGCGTAAAAGCTAAATTGATGATCAAAGAAAACTTCGAAGCCCCAGTAAAAGAGGAAGCAGAAGAGTTAAAAGAATCTCCAGTAGTAGACGTATTGGCTGCTTTATCAGGAGTATTAGGTCTAGGTCTAACAGGCGTAGCAATAACTAAAGCTCAAGATCTTTTGAAAAAGAAGAATCCTGAATTGTTCGATAAATTACAGAGCGCAGGCGCGGCTATGAAAAATCAAGGAGTTGGTTTAAACGAAGCTAAGAAAGCTGATCCTAAAAAAGCTGCTGAAGATAAGAAGAAAGCAGAAGAAAAGAAAAAGAAAGAAGCGGAAGCTAAGAAGGTTGCTGACAAAAAAGCTGCTGATATGAAAAAAGCGGCTCAGAAGAAAAAATAAGCACAGTAATATTTATACTAAATACAAGAAAAAATGCCAGTATTAGACCCAAATGAGATAATGTTTACGTCGTTCGAACCTACGGTTTCTAACCGATTCGTAATGTACATAGACGGCATTCCTTCATATATGATCAAAAAAGCAGACGCTCCAGGTGTTACTTTAAACGAGATCAAATTAGATCATATCAACGTTTATCGTAAGATCAAAGGAAAAGCTGAATGGAGAGACATGAGTTTGTCATTATATAACCCAATTTCTCCATCAGGCCAACAAGCTGTAATGGAATGGGTACGTTTACATCACGAGTCTGTAACGGGTAGAGATGGTTATTCTGACTTTTACAAGAAAGATTTAAACTTATCTATTATCGGACCAGTTGGAGATATCGTTTCAGAGTGGATCATTAAAGGCGCTTTCATCAAAGAAGCAACTTTCGGTAACTACGATTGGTCTACCACAGATCCTACCGAGTTAACAATTTCAATAGGAATGGATTATTGCGTATTGAACTACTAATCTTACATTCACGAATATAAAAGAAAGGCCGCATCACTGCGGTCTTTTTTTGTTCCTGGAAACCGGAATCAATTATATTTAT